GCGAAGAAAGATATGGCTTCATCGACGGGTGCATTGAAAGCGATGTACAATGGTAAGCAATTGGCATACAAGATCAGTATGAACTCTGTATATGGATTCACGGGAGCTTCTAAAGGTATGCTCCCGTGTGTAAATATTGCATCCACCGTAACGACGAAGGGTCGTAGTATGATCGATGAAACAAAGGAGTATGTGGAAAAGAACTTTCCTGGTGCTAAAGTGAGGTATGGGGACACCGATAGTGTCATGGTTGAATTTGACGTAGGTGACCGCAAAGGCATAGAAGCTGTGGAATACAGTTGGAAGATAGGTGAAAAAGCTGCCGACGAATGTTCAGCGCTTTTTAAAAAACCAAACAACTTGGAACTTGAAAAGGTATATTGGCCCTATTTCCTATACAGTAAGAAACGATACGCCGCAAAGTTATGGACGCGGGGTAAGGATGGTAAGATGAACATGGATTACATAGATGTAAAAGGTCTTCAACTTGTGAGACGCGACAATACCGCACATGTACGAGAAGTGTGCAAGGAACTTTTAGATGTAGTACTTGAAAGTAGTGACATCGAACCACCAAAGGCGCTCGCACTTCAAAGAGCCATAGAGCTGATTGAAGGAGATGTACCAAACGAAAAACTCACACTTTCACAGGGTCTTTCTGATTCTTATAAGGTGAAGGGGCAGAGTGTATCTATAAATAGCCCGAATATCAGGGATATTAATCAAGCTCACGTACAAGTTGTACGCAAAATGCGGGAGCGACAACCTGGATCCGAACCACAATCTGGTGATCGCGTACCTTACATTCTCGTGAAGACGGACGATCCTAAGGCAAAGGCTTTTGAGAAATCGGAAGATCCAAAGTATGTGAGTGAACACAGTGATGTACTACAGGTCGATTACGAATATTATTTTATGAACAAGTTCATCAACCCAGTCTGTGATCTTCTCGAGCCGCTATTTGATGATCCAAAAGAAGAGATATTTGGTGAACTTCTTACTAAGATCAAACCAAAAAGAAGACAAAAAAAGAAAATGGAGACTCCCATCGATGATCTCCCATTTAAAAATTAAAAGCTATGATGTATTAAGGGATGAAGATTTCTGAAAATCTCGCGCGTGTATTCGAAGATGAGGTAGAAAAGGTGTGTCACGAAAGAATGTTGATATATGCACAAAATATATGTAAAATTCATAACATACCACTCAAACTTTTGCTCAGAGATTTACCTAACCCGAGGGGGTATTGTCTCGGTATAAAAAAAGGTGGAGAGCCATGCACTAGAAAGGCGAGTCACGAAGGATTTTGCCTTTCACACGCCGGATCATCGAAACTTCATGAACCCGTAAATATGAACACGGTAGTTAGACACAATCACACATTCCCTCCTATGTTTAAAGCAGGATGTCCCGCGTGTGAAAATTCGAATACTAACCAATTTAGAGATTTGAGATGTATTATGTAATATGAGGAAATCGGATATCCTATTAAATTCAATAGACACATTTTATGGTGCATCTGAAAATGGTGAGATGCTCACACAGATACTTTCAAAATCCGGTGGCATTTCACTTAGAAATTTGGAATGGTTTATCACGAACTATTCTAAAAAGACAAATTTGATGTATAAGACAAACGACGGTAAGATTTTCAGTGTTCACTGTGCTTACAAATCGACATTAGATGGATATAGCAAGAAACTATTTGACCCATTTTGCAGGTCGGATAAGATATCATACAAGATTCCCGGAACACACGATGAAATTCATACGACTGTTGCACAGCTCAATTTCATCAAGTGGTGTATAAAAAATGGAATCATAAAATATATAAAAGAGCACAAATGTGATTTATTTGGGAAATGATGCGATCATAATCGCACCCTCTTCGGGTACTGCTACGAATTCCCCGGTGCCATATTCTTCTACGATAGGTGAATATGATATTGGTTCTTCGCGCGTGGTTAAATATCCATTTTCAAATGTAAATGTTTGATAAGATGTATAATATATATGACATGTAAATGTTTCCGTTGTTCCGTGATAAGGATTTAATTTAAAATCTATGGTGGTTCGATTGTTTTTTATGTTTGTAAAATCGAGACTCCCAGATGGATCGACGTTTCTTGGATGCATAGAGAAGCTATATGTGTATATATTCCTTGGGGTGCTGTGAAATTTATGATTTAAAGTAGTCAAGTATCTGTAATAATGAGAATCTGCGGTATTTATGAGTGGTAAATCTTCACCATTTATCACCAATTTAGCCGATATAGCCACGTCATCTGAAATCGAATCGTTCGCTCGTCTATAGGAATAAAATGGGGTGAAATTAAATCGGTTATGATAGTAATCATATAATTGATCACTTGAATAGATGTTACTCGCTATATTTTCATCTTCAAAAATCTTATTTCTAAAGAAAAAGTGAAGCGTCTTGACTCTATTTTGTGGCGTGAGTTCAATTTTTAGCTGATCATTTCCGGGTTCCGTGTCTACTTTTGGATGTGTCTTGAATACATCGGTAAACATTTCATATTTACTGGAAGTATAAAATAATCTTTCTTCCGGCGTGACTGTGATCTCTTCTGTCACTACGTCGAAACTATCTAACGATAGAGTGACTGGGTCATCTGTAAAAAATGTTTGTGGTCTAAATTCTATATCGAATTCCAATTTTTGTTTATTTATAGCACACAAAGGAAAATACGGTCTATTATGCACGTTTGTTTCGTAGTCAGACGACTCGTAACTTCTAGAAAAGAAGAATGGTATTGGTACGTATACGAAGGTATCACTCGTTTTTATTAGATTGAATGTTGGTGATAAGACGGTTTCTCTATTTATGAAACGTCCATCTGTGTAAGTTCTACTCACGTGTTCTGAATGATCTAAATACATTTCATCATAAATAAACCCTATATCATCTTTATATATTTCTAGAATAGTTTCATCCACACGCATAATTATGCTTTTAAATAGGTGTTTACCAACTTTATCCGCATAATTATAATTCCCATTGGATAAACCGGGTAGTTTTACTCGTATGTACATATTTGACAATAGATCTCCCATGTTTCTGGGATTAAATGTAACTTTCACAGTTTGACCAAATGGCCACCCGCTTGATGCAGAACTAGGTTTATTAACATTAAAACTTCTATGGAATTTTCTAAAATCCGAGTGTCTTTTCTGTTTGTAATTAAAGAGTGAGTCTGCACCCAACAGATACGTATCTTGTTCGCCTATAGCAGATAGGCAGAGTGCTGCACCGGTATTTGGTCCGGACCTATCGCACATACTACTTATTGTTTATATATTTTTAAATCGGATTTCCACATGGTGAGATGACTCGTTGCATTCAGTGTTTCGAGTTCCTTCTTGATTGTGTTTGTATCATCATTAAGACTCTGAACCGCTTCTTTTGTGTACTGGTATGTCTTAATATTCAACAAATAATCATACGATCCATCAATTTTATCATAAGATTTTGAAATTTCATTTTCAAGTTCACTCTTTTTTCTCTTGAATACGACGATGCGCTCGTTGATGACCGCGTCTACAAAACGGGACATATTTTCAAGTTTCTTCGTTTTTTCTTTGAGAACGTGAAGAAGGTGTTCTTTGCGTTTTTTATACGTTTGAATTCTGATTTCAACGAAATCACTCAGAATCTCTTCTGGACTTTCGTATTTTCTGATACCCTTTGTGGGGTGAAATAAGTGCATATTACTCACATGAAACGACTTCTGGAGCTTGAAATCTTTTATGATATTTTTACCCGTGTATCCATGTATAGCGAAATCCACATCTTCTGTTGTACTGTTATTGATGAACCCTGAAATGACCTTCTTTTCCATGAGTGTGTCGAGATACTCTTTGTAGTCTTGCGTCCATCGACCGGGTGGGAGTTCTGTAATTTTGATACCTGTACCATGATTATTAGTTGTCCAAACACCTTCTGTGATCCAAAGACCTTCCTCATTCTTGAAAATGCGTCCTTTGAACTTATCAAACCATGGTTTCATTTCCACGAGTGACTGACCAGAAATAGAACGCTCTATATTCTCACATATATCTTTTGGATTGAACGGTGGCACGTAACAACTGAATCCTGTACCGATACCTTCCGTGCCATTGATGAGCACCGTGGGTAACACCGGAACATAATACTCTGGTTCAATGGGTCTACCATCGTCGTCGAGATATTTGAGGACAGCGTCATCTCGGGCATCGAAGAGTTTTCTCGCGTCTTTGGTGAGCTTTGTGAAAATATACCTCGTTTGACTCGCATCTTTTCCACCCATGAGTCTCGTACCGAATTGACCACACGGTTCGAGTAGATTAATATTGTTCGACCCCGTAAAATTATGTGCTAATTTTACGATCGTGTCTGCGAGAGACACTTCACCGTGATGGTACGCCGATGTTTCCGCCACGTACGCCGCGAGTTGGGCAACTTTCATTTCGCTCGTGAGGTTCTTTTTGAAACAGGAGTACATGACCTTTCTTTGTGAAGGTTTGAGTCCATCACACATGTGTGCGATCGACCGTTTCAAATCTGCGAGGCTGAAATTTACGAGATCTTTATGAATGAATTCAGTGATATCGATTCTCTCTACATTTCCATATGCAATCTCGAGCTCCGAGCTTTCTTTTTCGGTACTTTCGAGTAGCCACGTTTTTCGAGAATCAGCCTTCGTTTTGTCGAAAGCGAGCACGACAGATTCATCTGTTTTCTCGTCGGTGTCAAATTTAACTGTGAGTTTTTCGATGTTTTTGAAATATTCTCTTGCCTCGGCAGACGTAGACGTACCGAGTCCCTTGTAGTATTTAATCTTCCACCCAGGTTTTCCATTTCCATACCACATTCTGAACATGGAATCTGTGTAGAACGACATAGTTTGCGATCCCTTCGACGCCTTGATGATGGGTGTCACCATACTCACTACAAAATTTAGGTCAAGTAAACTTGGCCAAAAATAATGAATCATATTGAGTACGAGACCTTTGATATGACTTCCATCTGTATCTGCATCAGTCATGATCATGAGACGGCCATAACGAAGTTCATCGAGAGAGGTGTACACTTTACCTTGTTGAAGTCCAAGTATCTTCTTTAGTTCGCTGAACTCTTTGTTCTCCGTGAGCTGTTTGACCGACGCATCTCTCACATTTTTACATTTCCCGCGAAGTGGAAATACCCCGTAATAGTCTCTACCAACCACGGATAGACCCGCGACTGCGAGTGACTTCGCAGAATCACCCTCTGTGATGATGAGTGTACACTTCCCAGATTGGGTTGTACCAGCTTTATTTGCATCGTCCAATTTTGGTATACCCGTGATTTTAGATTTACGAACACCATCCGATTTTTGAAGTTCTTTCATTTCCTTGAATTTCGAGAGCGCCATGAGTTCATTTTGGATGTTCGTTTTGAGAATGTCCTTGATGAGTTTCTTTGTGGGCTCAAATTTGCTACCAAATTCTTGTGGTTTGAGTGTACACTCGGACTTGACCTGACTACTGAACGTTGGATTGACGAGCGTCGCTTTTACGAAGACCATGAATGCATTCTTTACTTGTTGGGGTTTGAGTTTAATCTTTTTCGCCATTTCGTCGATGATGTTCGACGCGAGTATACCCGCCACGTGATCCACGTGACTCCCACCCTTGGTCGTGCATATACCATTCACAAAAGACACTTGTTCAAATCCATCTTCCGATGGAACTACACACACAGACCATCGATCCGACGTAAACATACAAATTTCATCCGAATTCGTGTGCATCTTCGCGTATTCGTTAAATGCTGTCTTTGGAAGAGCTTCACCTTGAAATTTCACTTTACACCCCGGTGCGGTACAGATGTTCGCATCATACACGCGTTTCTCAAAAATTTTGAAGATGTAATCATCCATCGCCTTCATACCGAACCTCGACCAATCCGGTGTAAACGTGACGCACACACTCGAGGTCGTCCCCGAGTAGCTACGCATCTTCGGCTTTCCACACGTCTTCATGTTATCTGTCCATTCTTGAGTGTACGTCGTCTTGTTTTCTGAATCCTTGATTTTGATGGAGAATTTGCTCGAATATACATTCGTGAGCTTTGCGCCGTACCCATTTCTACCACCTACAACCCGCTGCTGTGAATCGTCGTAGTTGGTACTCGTGAGAAGATGCCCGAACGTGAGCTCTGGATTCCAAATCTGCTCCTTTTCGTGTTCTTTGACAGCGATGCCCCCGAGAGGCCCATTGTTCTCGACATTGATTTCACCTTTCTCTCGGTCGATGTTTACGGAGATGGACGTTACCTGTTTAGGATAGATCGAATTACGATCGATGGCGTTGACGAGAATTTCGTCAAAAATCTTGAGAAGTGCCGGTGCGTATACGACAGTTTTCTTTTCGAAGCCGTCGCCTTCCTTGACCCAATACTGTTCACCGACGCGGGCAACTGGACCAACATAAGAATCTGGTCTCTTTAATATGTGTTCCACGTGGGTGAGCTTTTGGATGCTTTCACTCATTTTACTTGATTTTTAATAAACGTGCCTCTCACTTAAGCTGTTTTCTTAAAAACAAAGGTAGGGGTCTTTATTTTTTACCTAAGTCGAGTAGACCCATCTATATAAAATCAGATAATTATGGTTAAACGAAAAATTTTTACGAAATCAAGGCGCACCCGCGTGAGACAAGCGGTTATAAATACCGAGATACAGAAGAAAGCACAAAAACTAAAGGAGGCGGACCTCATTAAAAACATCGACAGAAAAAGGTGTGTTTTATGTGGTGGTAGACACATATACAGAAATTTAAATAAGCCGACTGTGTATATCGTTTCTAACAAGAGCTTTAGAGACCCGTGGCTCAAGGTAGGGTATACTAATAAGCTCACGAGACGTCTTTCGGAGTTGAACACGAGTGTTCCGATCGACTTTGAAGTAGAGGGACACGAAACTTTTAGATCTGAAAAACACGCGAGAGCTGCGGAGAAAGAGATGCACAGGGTTTTTAGTCATCTGCGATCTCCAAATTCACACGAGCTTTTCATCATCAACCCTGTACAAGCAGTAAGCATGCTCGGACACATTAAATCTAGAATGAGAACCTAAGTCACGCAGACCCATCCTTGTAATCAAACATTTGAAGATGTCCTACGAACAGTGCCTCGCCGACGCTATGCGAATGTATCGAGTGGATTCCCCCACCGATAGATGCACGAAACTCGCAAACGCTACCTGGAAGATGAAACAAAAATACGCGCAACTCAGAACTGAAAAACAGAATAGAACCATTCAACTCATTAGCAAGGCTCCAGAAGTTGTATCTGAGAAGCGAAGAGCTGTACACACATGTCAAGCCGTGACATTGAGTGGTAAGTCGTGTGGGTTCAAGGCGGTGTGTGGTGGGTTTTGTAGAAAACATCAACCGAAGATAAAATATTAGTGTACTATAAATGTTAGACCAAGAGACACTTCGTCCAGTTGTAATAGCCATGGCTCTCTATGTCGCTTTAGCCAAAATTGTTCCAGACACCGTGAAGAAACCAACCAACATTGGTTTTGTAGACGATATCGTTTCCATGTTGATCGCTCAAAAGGGTGCCATCGCCTCGGGTGCTATTCTCACCGGTCTCATTGTTTTACTTACCAATTACATTATCGATGAATTGTTGTGAAACATTTTCTTTACCCACCATCCACTTCGTATGTGAGTGGTCCATGTGCCTCAATCGTTTTTCATATGCATCCGTCATGAATTCCAAGAGTTGTTCTTTGTTTGGTTTGCCCCATTGCATTCCTTTCTTAAACAAGAAATCGTCATTCTGCAACTCTTGAAGTTCACACGAAACCGTGTACGGTGTTTTAACATATTCGGGTGCACCACCGTATTCTGTGATGATCACGGGTTTATCACGCATGGCCGCTTCAACTGCACCCATACCAACTCCTTCTGAACTTGAAAAACTCACGTAACAATCAGACATTCTATGTATTTTGTCCATTTCGTCGTCCGATACGAGCCCGTTTATTACTTCAACGTTTGGTAGATTTATGGTTATCGGTTGATTGCACGTGGCTTTTACCAGAAGCTTTGTATCTGGTTTATTCAGACGAACGAATGACTCTAAAATAGCTCTGAAATTCTTTCGTTGGTCCATCACGTTGCCTATGTGATAGAATGTATACGTATCCTTGTGTGGTATGTGCGCCCGTATTACATAGAATTCGGTGTCCGGAAACTGACGCGAAAATACATTTTTACAGAATTCACTCGGTACGGCGATTCTATCAAATAATTTAAATAGTTTTCCATAGTCTTCGTGTACAGTTTCAGTTTCACATACCGTCATGCA